CGGGGCGGCCTTTTCTGTTATCCCTTGATAAGCTCGAACGCCTGTGCGTCGGTAAATCCGGCCTTTTTCAGCTCCGAATACCAGCCGAAAAGCTGTTTTGCTTCTTTTTCCTGCTCTTCCTGTTGGCCTTCTCCGATTGTGGCCGGAATATCGAAGGCGGCGGCAATGTGCTTCATCATGTCCACCGCGTCCGCGCGCTTCTGGTCTTCGTCTTCCTGCTCCTTTTCGCGGGCGGCCTGCGCCTCCGCTTCGGCAAGAATGCCCTTCGGCTCTTCGCCTTCCCCGAAAATGGCCTTGTTCAGCCCTTCCGCAAGGGCTTTCCCAATCATTTCACCGAACGACGGCTTGCGCTCGTTCACTTCGCCTTCGTCATAAGATACCAAAATATCAGATTTCAGAGCGCAAAGCGGACGCACGCCCCTGTAGCCGTAGTACGCGTTGCTGTAGCTCAACGCCCCCGAAGTGCCGACATTGCGCACAATACTTTTATAGCCGTTCCGCTCGGTTGAAAACGGGGTACAAGTCCAATAGTCTTCCGACGCTTTCGGAATGATTTTGCGGAATGCGCGGTACATCTGATCCGTGATAAGCCCGATCTTTGCGCTATCCGTGCCGTAATCGTCTAAACCGTCGTCGGAAGTCAGGTCAAGGACGATCGGCACAAACGCTTCTTTGTCCGCACCCGCGGCGGCCAGCTCTTCCAGAAAATCACCGTTCAGGAAAGCGCGGACGGAAGAGGCGGCAAAATCGTTCTTATTGTCCGTGTCGAAAGCCATGTACCGAACTTCGCCGTTTTCGTCCTTCAACACATCTTCCGCAAGACAAAGCGACATATTCGGGCGTGCGTCCAGCACAACCCACTTCACACCGCCGTATGTAACGCGGCTTTCTGCACCAAACTGTCCGATCTTTCCGGTTTTCAAAGTCTTTTCCATTTGAATAGCTCCTTTCAATTTTTCCAGCACCGCCAACACAAAGCGGGCGGCGCGTGATTGTGATATATCGGCTTTCAATTTTTCAAACGCAAGGGAAAGCCCCTGCGCCGTTTCTGCAATCGTGGGATCGTGTGCGGCCTGCTCCCGCTCGTTCAGCATGGTTCTTCGCCGCCTTCCCCGAAAAGGTCTTGCGCGATCCGGTTGTATTCCTCAAAAATCCGGTCAAAGGCGGCCTTCCACGCTTCGCCATGCTCCCGATCTTCCGGCGTGGCGACATGCGCCAATTCGTGCGCGAATATTTCAACGCCTGCCGTAATGGGGATTTCTCCGGATACTTCCACAACGGGCGGTGATCCGTCTTCTGGAAAGGTTGTCGCACCGCAAGCCGCGTCGCCGCTTCCGTCTTCTACCTCCGGCACAAAATAGGCCGCGTATTCCCGTTCTGGGTAAAGGTTCTTGAAGGCCAGCGCAACCAGCGCGAACGGATCGTTTGCAAAGGGCGATACCAGCCGCCCCGCTCCCGCGGTCAACATTTCTTCCCGCCGTGGCGATATGGGCGGGTTTTGTTGTATTCGTGCTTGATCCGTATAGCCTCTTCAATGTCAATTCCGGCGTACCCGCAATAGTCCAGAATGCGGATCACACAATCGGCCAATTCCACCGCCACGCCTTCCGGCTTTTTACTCTGTGCCGAACAAGGCGCGTCCGGATTTTCCGGATTGTATGGCCTGCTTCCGCAATGCGCGCTTCCGTCTTCTTCGCAACATACCCCGCCAGCATTGCACGGGAAGTATAGAACAGGCCGCCCGCTCCGGTATTCTTCCAAAGCCTCCGCAAGCTCCGAAACGCAAAGCATAAGGATTTCGGGCAATTCCCGTTCCTGCTCCCACCAGCCATGCGCAACGGCATTTTCATGCACCGCGGCGGCAAGATTGTTCAGCCCGCCGGGGGCGGCTCTAAATTTTTCCGATTTCAGCAAGCAACCTTCTTCATACTCAAAGAACGGGCAAGGCTGAATTCCCGTTGACGGATCGCCGCCGCAATCTTCGTCGCAAATATTCAAATATTCTTTGCGCAAGCGTTCGTAATTGTCTTTTATGGTTTGAATAGCTCCTTTCAAATTCGCCGTGTTTCGTATGCTTTTTTTAACGCCTCTTGTCCCACACTCATAATAGAAGGCGAAGCGATACGCAATAATGCGTTCACAAGCGTTCTGCACGCTATGTATTCGTTATCCCGCTTTTCGATCCAAAACGCCGCGGTTCTGAACCTGTCCGTTTTGATCCTTCTGATTTCCAACATTCCGCACCCTCTCTTCCTGTTCAGGCTCCTTCACGCATTCGCATGTTTCGCCATAGTCAAGGTGACTTCCGCACCGATCGCAAACCTTGTATTTCACGATTTCACCGCCTTTCCGTTATAAATCACCAGCATAGAGGGGAAGGGCGCGGGATCGGCGGCGTTTCCGTCGTCGTCCGTAAATCGAAGCCGCCCACGAATAAAGCGAATTTCCGCTTTGTGGTATATAAAATCGTGGAAATAGCTTGTATCGGTGCGCGCTGGAATAAGAAGAACAATCGGTGTTCCGGCCTGTGCCTCTTCGTATGCCTTTTGAACCCACTTTCCGATTTCGCGCCCATACGGGGGATTGCAAAATACTGTACCCCCCCCCGCAACCTTCCAAGAGGATTTAAGCCCGTCTGTTTCCGGTGTGAAATATAGCGGGCATTTTGCCGTTTTGTCTGTGGCCGCCGCGTCCAGTGTGAAGCAAAATTCTTCGTTCAGCTTGTCGAAGAAGTCTTGCGGCGTACACCAGCACATATTTTTAGAGGATAACAAAGCCTTGTTCATGCGCCCGCCCTCGCTTTCTGCAATTCCCGTTCAAGGCGTTCGATCTTCCGGCGCAAGGCTCGGTTATCAGCGTTTACCCGCTCGATCTCTGCGGCCAGCTTGTCCGCGGCGGTGTCCGTTTCCTTTTGGTAATCGCAAGGGCGCACAACTTCGCAAATATAAACAGTCTTGCCCGATCCGGAAAAATTGCTTTTCGTTTCCTCCGTCTGCAACACAATGTCCCGCGTGGCGCGGATTTCATCAAGCGACATCAGCACAAAACGGGAATGCCTCTGCGTCCTAATCATCGTCGCCCGCCTCGCTTTCCGGTTCAATGATTGCCCCCGTTTCCGGATCAACCTTGAATTGCCCTGCGCTCTCTGCGGCGGCCTGCCGCTCCCGCTCCTGTTCCCGAAGGTCAAGAGAAACGGCGCATTGCCGCGTCAGCTCTTGCAGGCGTTGGACGAATTGCGCGCTTATAACATCACACGGCATAATTACCGCTTGAAGCAGGAAGCCCGCTTTTGCCACGATATACGGCGCACCGAAAGGCGTTACCCGCTCGTAAAGCTCCAACACATCAAGCACATCTGAAACGGGCGACAAATAGCGGCTTTCGATGAAAACCAGCCCGCGGCGTGTCTGCAATGGTTTCAAGGTTTTTCCGCTATACACAATCGAAAGGTTGCCTTGTTCAATGATCTTTTCGGTTGCGTCGGTGTCCTCGAAGCTGATCCCCTCCGGAATGTCACGATACCGCACAAGCCAGTCTTCGCGCTGTTTCTCCGGCACATCGAAGATCGTTAAAATGCTTTCTTCGTCCAGCTCCGGAAGGCCGGAAATAGGGTAAACCGCGCTTCCGTCGCCTATGTACTGCGATATTGTGCCGCTATCGCTGTATCGGTTGAACAAAACAACCTGTTTGTTTTTCTTGCATATCGTGGCAATGCTCTTTATCTTCATTTTCGGCGGCCTCCTTTCCGGAAGTCCCGCACGGTATCGCGGATTGTGGTTTCCGTCAGATACCAGAACAGCGGCAACCCTAAAAGCAACGCTTCGCCGCCGATCGCCTCGTATCCGCGTTCGGCAAGGGCGTACCCCTGCCCCCAACGGAAGAGAAGAACGCCCGCCGCGGTAAGGGCGGCGTATTTCAGGACGGCAAAGGCAACATTCGCCGTCAATGCGCTTCCCGCTACCCGAAGAGGGCTGGAACGGCGGCGCGTGGCCGCCTGTGTGTTTTGAATAGCTCTTTGCATGTGTGATCCTCCTTTACTCGGTTTCGCCCGCGGCAATGGCCTTCCGTAGTGTGTGCCGCTCCTTTCCTTCTGCCATCAACCCCACTTTCATATAGCGGGCTTTTTCTTCCGGTGAAAGCTCTTCAATGTCCCGCGGTTTCGCTTTGTCTTCGGACGGGAAAAGATTGTTTTTGCACGCAAAAGCCGAATAGAATATTTCAAGCTCTTCTTCCATTGCCGCCCTGAAAAATGCGTAATTCGCTTCAATTTCCAACCGTTCCGCGGCGGTGCATTCTGTCCCCATCTTTTTTCGCTTGCGCCCGCTGTATGTACCAACGCACCCGAAGCCGCCCGCACCTGTTACCATGTAAATAATCTGGTTCAACAACCGCCGTTCTGTTTCTTGACTGTACGGGAACCATGCCGTTTCGCGTCGTTCCTCTTCAAGCTCGGTTTCGCTGATCCCGTATTGCTCCATCAGGCGGGCAAGAAGGGTTTGTGCGCTCTCGCGCTCTCCGTCAACGCCCCGATCGGCAAGGGCTTTTATTTTCTTCAAAAGCTCTGCTTTATTTGACATTTTCGCCCCTCTCTTTCAAAGCGGCGGCGCGTGGTTCTCCGCAATTCGGGCAAAAATTGAATTGTTCATGTTCCGGAAAGCGGTAACTACCGCCCGCATTCGCTATCCGCGCGCCGTATCCGTCAACTTCACACCGCGACGCGCCAAAATCAAATTTCCTGCAAAATTCGCACATATCTTCGCCCCCTTAATATTTGCCGTAAACAATTACGGCCATATAAGGACGATCGGTTTTCGTGGCTGTTACAATGGCTGTATTGATCCACGATACCCGCAAGAAGTCGCGTGCCGCTCTCTTCGCCAACCTCCACACCGCCCGCGCGTCGTCTTCTCCAAACTCTGCGACGGCTTCAAGGCTGAATTCGCATACTTTGACGATCCTTCCGTAAGGCTTGCGTGCGGGGCGTTCTTTCATGTATTCTTTGTTTCCCTCTTTGCACTTGATAATTTCGAGCGGGCGGGGAAATTTCCAGCCGTCGCCCTGCTTGTCCTGTTTCTGCTTTGACATAGTTTGAATAGCTCCTTTCAATTAACTGTCGTACGGATTTTTCAAGCTCCAATCCCAAAACGCGCCGCCTTCGTATTCCGTCCTGAAATGGTTTACTTCTCCGTCACCTGTGAAGAATACATATTCAGCGGGAAGAACGCGGCCAACCTCGCCGCCTTCCCGTTTTTCCCGCTCCCACCGTGTCAGCACATCGGCGGCAATCGCCTTGAATTCCTCTGTTGCCGGATAGTCCGGCGAATATCCGGCGAATTGGTGCGGCTGTGTTACCACTTCGGCCACGGTATCCGGCCAGCCTTCCGCGTCAACACGGTTCAGAACGCACCACACAACCGCCGCTTTGTGCATATCCGAAGGAACGCCGCGGGCTTCTCCCCATATCAGACGCGCCAGCATTTCAACTTCCGCTTCGTCCGGTATGTACGGATCGGGCGTAGGTGTCAGCGCGTCCGCTTTTGGTGCGTTCCCCTTGTCCCGCTCGGCCTCTTCAAGCGTATGTGCGGGCAACGCTTGATCCTGCCCGCCGGGGCTGTCTGCCTCCATCGGAACCACCGCCGCAACCGCCACGGCGAAGGCACACCCGACAACCGCCACGGCCAGAAGCAGAAAGGGAAGAGGCGAACGGCGGCGTTGCCTGCGCTTTACGCCCCGTTCCATATCTTTTCGACCTCTGCGCGGCACGCTTCAAGCCCGTTTTCGCTAACCCAATCTTGCAAGGCTTCGCGCCGTTCTTTTCGTAATCTCTCTTCTTCTGCCTCGAATTCTTCTTGCAATGTTTCCGGATCGTGAAGCTGGAATGCGCGCCCATATCCATTCAAGCAAACTTCAATCAGAATGCACCCCGTCCCGCCGTAGGTATCCGGCGCGATCCGCACGCGCATATTGCCAAGCCGCATTATGTAGTAGTCCGGCAACGCGTTTTCTTCCCGCTGAATTCCCTTTGCTGTTCCGAATTCCTGCAAAGCCAATTCCCGCGCCTTCTTCAAGGTCAGCTTCACACCACCGCGCAACGGGCTTTTGCGGTGTTCCCGCCTAAAAATCGCCGCTTGCACTTCGGCGGTTCTCTTTTGCTTTCTTTTCATAGTTTGAATAGCTCCTTTCGCGCCTATCGCGCTTTCAGCTTTAACCACCATTCCTGATTATTCCGGAACTTCTCATGCGGACAATATGTGCAGTCCGTAGAAGGGCATTTCCGGCAATACCGTTTGTGAAATTCGTCGTCCCACGGCCCTTCTAAAATCGGCAACCCCCGAAGGAACGCCCCAAACTCCGCGGGGGATTGTGTCAGCTTTTCAAAATTAGTCACCGTCAAAACCTCCCGTTCAGCTCCCGCCGTTTGCCTGTGCCGCCCCGCGGCGGCCTCTACGCTTGAAGTTTTCCCGAACCACCGCTTGCGCCCGCTCCGCGCTGTAAACTTCGCGTTGTGCCGCGTCCACTTCTCCGGTATAGCCTCGTTGCAATTCGTGGTAGATCGTCGCGGTATGCACGCCAAGCCGCGCGGCGATTTCAAGCGGGCGATCCCCGCGGGCGTGCCACGCCTCGATCTTCTTTCGATCCTCAAAATCCAGATACCTATAATTTCCCGCCATGTCTTCACCCCGTTTCTATTGCGGTTTATCGTGGTTTGTGGTATAAAAAAATAAATGCGGAAGGTTCGTAATTCCCGTTCGGGGGAATTCGTTTCCTTTCGCATTTAATATTACAACCCACAAGTCTTTTGGGCACCGCAGATTTCTCTTGAAGAGGTTCCCTTTTTTTGCTATACTTATATACCTACATTCTTTAGAAAGGAGCGGATGCATATGCCTATTCGGATTCCCGATTCGCTGCCCGCCGCTAAAATCCTGGAGTCGGAGAACATCTTTGTGATGACGGAGCATCGCGCCATGCATCAGGATATTCGGCCGCTCCAGATTCTTATTCTCAACCTCATGCCTACAAAAATTGAAACGGAGACACAGCTTCTCCGCCTTCTCGGCAACACGCCGCTGCAGGTGGATATTGACTTGATGCAGACAGCGACCCACATATCCAAAAATACCGCTCCCGAGCATCTGCTCGAATTCTATCAAACCTTTGACGCAGTGCGGGACAATAAGTATGACGGCATGATCATCACCGGCGCGCCTGTCGAAAACCTCGATTTTACCGCCGTAGATTACTGGGAAGAGCTCTGCGCCATCATGGACTGGAGCCGCACCCATGTCTATTCGACCCTGCATATCTGCTGGGGAGCGCAGGCCGGGCTGTATTATCATCACCACATTCCGAAATATCCGCTTGAGCGGAAATTGTCCGGCGTTTTCCGCCACCGCCCCCTCGATCGCAACCATCCCCTTCTCCGGGGCTTCGACGAGATGTTTTACATGCCCCATTCCCGCTATACCGAAGTACATCAGGACGACATCGAAAAATCCTGTGCGCTCCAGGTACTGGCGCTTTCCGAAACGGCGGGGGTGGGCATTGTTGCCACGCGGGACGCGCGGCAGGTTTTTGTTTCCGGTCACTGCGAATACGACCGCTACACACTTGCGAAGGAATATGAACGCGATGTGAAGCGCGGGCTGTCCCCGCAGGTACCGCAGCATTATTTCCCAGGCAACGATCCGCAGGCGGTTCCGCCGCTTATCTGGCGAGGGCACGCCAGCCTTCTTTTCTCCAACTGGCTCAACTATTTCGTCTACCAGCAAACGCCCTATGATCTGCAAACGCTGAACAATCCGAACGCTGTATAACAGCCAAACCGCCGCAGGACCGGATGGTCTTGCGGCGG